AGGTGCGCCGTCACCTCGGAGTAGATGCTGCGCATGTCTACGGCGGTTTGCTGGCCACGCTGACCGCATGGTGTGAGCGTCACCAGATACCGTACCAAGGTGTGCCTGTGGGCACCATCAAACGCCATGCCACTGGCAAGGGCAACGCGGGCAAGGCCGAGGTGATTGCGGCCATGAAAGCGCTTGGCCACCCGGTCACCGACGACAACGAGGCGGATGCCCTTGCGCTCTTGCACTGGGCGCTGGCGCAGTGTACGGATCCCGCCTTGAGCAAGGAGGTGCGCCATGGCTAAAAAGCAAGTTGCACAGCCATTGACCCATGGCACTTTGGTGAGTCTGCCCGGCGGTCGGGTTGGTGAGTGGATCAGTGAGGCGGAGGAAGGCACCAGCTTTCGCACCGAGCATTTCCGGACTGTCGACTCGCTCGGCCTTTTGATGCGCAATGGCGCGATCACGGCGCAGATGCACGACGCGGGTCAGGACTTCTCTCGCACATTTGTTTTTGCTCAGCTAAGTTCAGCGGGCTCACCACCGCTTGATCGCATACCTGGTGGTCATTGGCAGGACACGATGACAGAGCGCTGTGCCTGGGCTAGAAAGCGGTTGGGTGAGGCGCTCGATGCAGTGGGTGGTATCAGTAGCCCCGGTGGTTGCGCTGTCTGGCACGTGGCCGGTTTGGGTCAAAGCGTGAAGGAGTGGTCTGCTCAGGAAGGTTGGAACGGACGCACACTCAACCAGTACGAGGCCAAGGGCATTTTGGTTGGCGCATTGGGTGTGTTGGCGGTGCATTACGGGTACAGTCGTTAAAAAACGCTTGTCAGGACGTTGTCCGGACGCTATGATGGGTCAACTTTTCAAAAAAGGGGTCGCCATGACCGCAGTCATTCATTCCAAATCTGAGCGCATTGATGTGCGAGCCAGCACGCCTGTGAAGCAATTGCTTCAGGAAGCGGCGCGCGTGGCGCACAAAAATGTGAGCGAGTTTCTGCTTGACGCGGGCATCATCGCGGCTAACCAGACCTTGGCTGACCGCACCCGTTTCGAGCTAAGCGACGACAAGTGGTTGGCGTTTCAGGCTGCACTTGACCAGCCCGTGAGTGCCAAGCCCAAGCTCAAGAAGCTTTTGTCTGAGCCGGGGCTGCTTGGTTGAGTTCGCATGCTTACGAGCCAGTTCGCAAACTGGCCGGCTCGGACACCGTTGAGTCCTTCGACTGTGGCCAGAGCGCACTGAATCAGTTTTTGCAGCGCTTTGCGCTCGTCAACCAAAAATCTAATAGCGCGCAAACCTACGTGAGTTGCCATTCGGGCTCGGTCGTTGGTTTCTACAGTTTGGCGGTTGGTAGCGTTGAGCCTTCCAGTGCGGCACCTCGTGTAACCAAAGGTATTCCACAGCACCCCGTGCCGGTGATGATTCTGGCCCGGCTTGCGGTGGACCTTCAGCACCAAGGCGCTGGGCTTGGCAAAGCACTGCTCAAAGACGCGCTGCTGCGCACTGCACAAGCGGCAGACATTGCCGGAATTCGTGCACTGCTGGTGCATGCAAAGGACGAGACTGCCAGGCAGTGGTATCTCAATTGGGAGTTTGAACCCAGCCCATCTGATCCGTTTCACCTGTTCCTTTTGATGAAGGACATCAAGGCCATGGTGGGTAAATCGTGAGTTAAAAGTACAGGGTATTTAGTCGATGAATAAATCGCACGAAAACCCCTTGACGCGGTATATATCGAAGCGGTAGCATTCAGCTAATCACTCAAATTACGCCCACACGGTTTGCGCCTTGTGGGCGTTTTGTTTGGGTCTTCACTTCCCCGCATTTACCGCGCTTGCAAGCAGCCCTCGCTGGTTGACCTGCAAGCTGCGCTCCAACCCGAAAGCTTCCCTATGACACCCGAGATCCGAATGGTCGCGGTGGATTCGCTCATCCCGTATGCGCGAAACGCCCGCACCCACAGCGATGACCAGGTGGCACAAATTGCCGCATCCATCTCCGAGTTTGGTTTTACCAATCCGATCCTGACAGATGGGGACAAAGGCGTGATCGCAGGACACGGACGCTTGGCTGCAGCGCGCAAACTTGCACTGACTGAAGTGCCCGTGATTGAGCTGGGCCACCTCACCGCAATTCAAAAGAAAGCCTACATCCTGGCCGACAACCGCATCGCTGCAAACGCTGGCTGGGACGAAGAGTTGCTCAAGCTTGAGATTGCCGAACTCGATGAGGCTGACTTCAATCTGGAGTTGATGGGCTTTGGTGATGAAGAGCTTGAGCGTTTGCTCAACGGTGATGGCGACACCACGGGCCTGACCGAAGACGATGCAGTACCCGAGTTGCCAGCCGAACCTGTTTCCAAAACAGGTGATGTGTGGGTCTTGGGTCAGCACCGTTTGCTGTGTGGTGACTCCACCGTGCTCTCCGATGTGGAGCGACTGATGAATGGCCAGCTCGCCGACATGGCTTTCACCGATCCACCCTACAACGTGGACTACGGCAACAGCGCCAAAGACAAGATGCGAGGCAAGGACCGTCGCATCATGAACGATGCGCTAGGAGATGGGTTCTATAAGTTCCTCTACGACGCCTGCGTCAACTTGTTGGTGGTCACCAAAGGAGCCTGCTATGTGTGCATGAGCTCCTCTGAGTTGCACACCTTGCAAAAAGCCTGGCTTGATGCGGGCGGCAAGTGGTCCACATTTGTGATCTGGGCCAAGAACACTTTTACGCTTGGACGCGCCGACTACCAGCGCCAGTACGAGCCAATCCTTTATGGTTGGAAAGATGGCGCAAAACACTTCTGGTGCGGTGACCGCGACCAGTCAGACATTTGGAATTACAACAAGCCCCGTGTGAACGATTTACACCCGACGATGAAGCCGGTGGAGTTGGTCGAGCGTGCCATCAAGAACTCATCCAAGACACGCGACATCGTGATCGATTTGTTTGGCGGATCTGGCACAACGCTCATTGCATGCGAGAAAACGAATCGCCAAGCCCGTCTCATGGAGATGGATCCCAAGTACGTGGACGTTATCGTCAAGCGTTGGGAGGAATACACAGGACAAAAAGCCACCCGTGAAGCGGATGGCTCTGCATTTGCAGATCTATCGCCGCAAGGTCAGTCTGTTTTAGCTGATGCTGTGGGGAGCGAGCTAGAGGGTGAGACCCTGTAGACCCGCTCACCACCGCTCTCTTTGACGGAGTCGATGGTCAGGCCCAGCTTCTTTTTCAAAGTTCCAGCCATACAACCGCGCACCGTGTGCGCCTGCCATCCTGTGGCCTCCACCATTTGAGGGAGGGTTGCACCTTCGGGGCGTTTCATCAGATCGATGAGTACCGACTGTTTGCTGCCTTCGCGTTTGGGTTTGGCCGGTGGCTCAATACCAATGGCCTTCAAGCCTGCAACGGTGATGGCAAAACGGGTAGAGCCCTCTGGTCCTTTGCTGTGGGGTCTGATCAGGCCTTCATTGCCAAGGCTGGTCAGCACCTTGATCAATGCACCACCTTTGAGGTTGGACGGGAAGTCGGTCAGCACATGCTGAGGATGGCTGGCTGCAGCGTTGAGAAGCAAGGTTTGGCTGGGTGTGAGTTTCATGTTGACCTCCGGTATCAGTTTGGTTGGGTTGTTTGTTTGGATTGCTGGCCAGCCGTGAATGCGGCTTGCAGGGCTTCTTTGAGGCCCCAGACGCTGACTTCATGAAAGTCCAGGCGGTCGCTGTTGCGTGTTGCCAGCGTGTCGATGTGCAGATGCTCTGCGGCGATTTGGTTGAGCAGACGCTCCAATGTTTTGGCGTCCATCACTTGGCTCCCCGCACCTGGTGGATCTGGCGGGCGCGGTCAAAGCCGACCCACTCGCCTTGGGTATCAAGGCCGCGTGAGGCCAGCTCCTCGCGGGCCAGCAGGTTGAGGTCAAGTTCCCCACGTGCGGCGGCTGCCAGTACCTTGGTGAGCGCGATCTGGATGAACCCGACCTCGTCGACGGTGAACTGTGTGGTGTAGGTCATTTGCAAAGCTCCTTGGGTTGTTGATGACGTTCCTATGAACGCTCTGAATCCAAGTGAAGCCAAGCTTTATCTGCATCAATTGCGATTAGTTTTTTGATTGAGTTGCTTACACGCCAATACCGAGCCGCTATGCCCCGCAGTGCCCCGACACCATGCCGTCACCCCGCCTGCGCGTTGGTGCTGGACAAGCCCGGCTACTGCGAGCAGCACCGCCCCAAGGTGCACCGGGACTACGGGCGTGCCAGGCGTGGCTTTGATACTGAGCTGGGCTTCTACCAGTCCGCGCGCTGGCGTGAGGTACGTGCTGCATTCCTGCGTGAACACCCGCTGTGTGTGGCGTGCAAGGGGGCGGGTCTGGTGGTGGCTGCCAAGGTTGCCGACCACATCAGGCCGCTCAAGGACGGCGGCGAGCGCTTTGACTGGGTCAATCTGCAAGGGCTGTGCGTCTCATGTCACAACCGAAAGACGGCGCGTGAGACTGCAGGTCGGGGCTGACTACCCCCCCCGGGGGGGTCTCAATCTCTACAGACGGCGGCCAAAGATGCGTGCGCCTGCCAAGATTTTTGCGCGTGCAAATTGAAACCAAGGGGGGTTGCCCCGAAGGCAGCCTAATGCCGGACCTCGCCGGTCGGGGCTAAGAGCCGATCAGTTGAGATCGGCGATGAACTTTTCAATATTGATGGCTTTGGATTTCCCCACCGAGCGAATGATGGAGTTGGCGACGTTTTCTTCAACGACGCTGTTCCATTTGGAAAAGCTTTTGTCCGTCACGCTCTTGTCAAACGCAGATCGAACCGCCTCACGCCCAGCTTTCATATCAGCCGCCAGAGCGGACTGAACGAGGCATTTTGAGATGACGTCGGCTTTGCGCACTGGGAGTTTTCCGGTGGGTTTGAAGCCTCCATATTAACGATTACCAACGACTGAACCCAGATGGCCGGAAGAAAACCACTCCCGACGGAGATCAAAAAGCTCAGGGGAACCCTGCAAAAGTGCAGGACCAACCCGCATGAGCCGCAGCCCCAAGGGGATCTGGTTGCGCCGCCCGAGTACATGTCCGACGGGGCCAAGCAGGCCTGGCGCTATGCCATTGAGAGCGCGCCTGAGCATTTGCTGCGCAAACTCGATATGTCGGTGCTGGAGGTTTGGTCCTGCGCCGCTGACTTGTACCGCAAGGCCCAGATCGGAATCACCAAGACGGGTCTGCTGATCAAAGCGCCGAACACCGGTGTGCCGATGCAGTCGCCGTACTTGGCCATCGCCAACAAGCAGGCCCAGATCATGACCAAGGCAGCGGTGGAGATGGGATTTACGCCAGCCTCTCGTTCGCGTATCACACAGCCCACAGATACCCAGATCGATCTCGATCCTTGGGCGGACATAGCAGGCTGAGACTGAACTTTGGCAGCAGATAACTACGCCGCCGTTGCCCGCAAGTATGCACAGGCAGTCGTTGCCGGTGACATCCTGACCTGCAAATGGGTCCAGCGTGCATGCCAACGGCAGTTGAATGATCTGGCAAAGTTCAAGGGCAAGGCAAGTCCCTACCAGTTCAACCCAAAGCTCACCGACAAGGACGGGCGGGAATTCCATCCCGCTGACAACCTGTGCGCGTTCATTGAACGCCTGCCCCACGTCAAGGGGCCGCTGGCAGGCGAAACGATCAAGTTGGAGCCTTGGCAGGTGTTCATCCTGACCACCGTATTTGGATGGGTCAAGCCTGACGGTAATCGCCGCTTTCGGCGCTCGTACATTGAGGTGCCACGTGGCAACGCTAAGTCGACCCTGTCGTCTGCGCTTGCGCTGTATATGCTGGCCGCCGATGGTGAAGGTGGTGCAGAGGTTTACTCTCTGGCCACCACCCGCGACCAGGCGCGCATTGTGTTTGGTGATGCGCAGACCATGGCGCGCAGGTCACAGGGCTTTCGCAGCCGGTTCTCTGTCAACGTTGGTGCGCACAACATGAACGTGCTGCATACCGGCTCAAAGTTTGAAGCGCTCTCGGCAGAGGGATCTACGCTCGACGGCCTGAACATTCACTTCGGCTGCATTGATGAACTGCACGCCCATAAGACTCGCACCGTCTACGACGTTGTGGAGACCGGTACCGGCAAGCGAGACAACTCGCTCTTGTGGGTGATCACCACCGCTGGCAGCAATCGCGCAGGCATTTGCTACGAGGTACGCACCTTTGTAACTCGACTACTCGATGGTGTGTTCGAGGACGACAGCCAGTTTGGCATCGTCTACGGGCTGGACGACGGGGACGACTGGACCAGCGAAGACTCGCTGATGAAGGCCAACCCCAACTGGGGTATCTCGGTGCGCCCGGAAATCCTGGGACCGCTGCAGGCCAAGGCCATGCAGTTGCCCAGTGCAATGAACAACTTCAAGACCAAGCACTTGAACGAGTGGGTCAACGCTGACACTGCATGGATGGACATGCGCTCCTGGGACGCCTGTGCTGATCAGGACCTGGACATCGAGTCCTTTGTTGGCCAGCCCTGCTGGGTGGGTCTGGACTTGGCCAGCAAGACAGACATTGCGGCATTGGTGATTGTGTTTGCCCATCCCGAGATTGCTGACGCATTCGTAGTCTTCGGCAAGTACTACCTGCCAGAGGACACGGTCAATGCCAACGGCAACAGTCAGTACCCGGGATGGATGCATACCGGACGCCTCACCGTGACGCCGGGCAATGTGATTGATTTCAGTTGGATCGAAGCGGATCTGAATGATCTGTCCTCTAGCTTTGCTGTTCAGGCAGTCGCGTTTGATCCGTTTCAGGCGACGCAACTCTCGACCCGAATGTTGAGTGAGGGGCTGCCCATGATTGAAGTGCGTCCGACGGTGCTGAATTTCTCAGAACCGATGAAGGCGCTTGAAGCCCTGGTGCTTCAAAAGAAATTGGTTCACGACGGTGACCCGGTTCTGGGTTGGATGGTCAGCAACGTGGTGGCCCACCTGGACGCCAAAGACAACATTTACCCACGCAAGGAGCGAGCAGAAAACAAGATCGACGGCATCGTGGCACTGATCATGGCCCTTTCAAGGGCAATCAAACCGGGAGACTCGGTGGTGCTGGGATCCGACTACGAGTTGATGTTGCTCTGAACTGATGGGACTGTTTACCTTTTTTGATCGCTTTCGCGGATCTGGTAGCTCCAACGCCTCAGGTGGAGATCGTTCGCCATGGGGTGACTTTTCATTCGAGTCAGTGTCTGCGCGTACCAGCAGTGGCATGCGCGTCTCGCCCGATAGCGCGCTGCGCCTAGCTGCTGTGTATGCCTGTGTGCGGATACTGGCCGAAACAATTGCATCACTGCCTTTGGTGGTTTACCAGCGCCGCCCTGACGGCGGCAAGGACAGGGTCACGGACCACTGGCTTTACCGCTTAATGGCCAAGCGGCCGAACCGGTTTCAAAATCCTTTTGAGTGGCGCGAGATGCTGCAAGGACACCTGGCTTTGCGCGGTAACGCCTTTAACCAGATCATCACCAACCCGCGCGGCGAGATCATCGAACTCATGCCGATCCACCCGGACCGGGTCAAGATTGAGTTGTTGCCATCAGGTGAATACCGCTACCGAATTAGCGATCGTTCTGGCACTGAGGTGATCTTGCCAAGAGGGGAGGTCTGGCACTTGCGTGGCCTGTCCTCGGACGGCTTGATGGGTATGAGCCCGATTGAGCTTGCCCGGGAGAATCTGGGTACTGCACTAGCAGCCCAAGGCTATGGTGCACGTTTCTTTGCCAATGACGCCAAGCCCACAGGAGGGTGGATTGAATTTCCTGGCTCGTTCAAGGACTCCGAGGCCAAGAAGGTGTTTCGTGAGTCTTATCAGCAGGCGCAGTCCGGCTCCAACCGGGGCAAGGTCCTGGTGTTGGAAAACGGCATGAAGTTTCACGAAGTGGGCGTCACAAACAAAGACGCCCAGTTTCTGGAACTGCGCAAGTTTCAGATCACCGACGTGGCCCGGCTCTTTCGTGTGCCACCGCACATGATTGCTGATCTTGATAGAGCGACCTTCTCCAACATCGAGCAGCAGAGTCTGGAGTTCGTCATGCACACCATGACGCCCTGGGCTGAGCGCTGGGAGGCCAGCATTCAATCTGAGTTACTTCTTGAGAGTGACGATATAGAGATTGAGTTTGATTTCGCCAATCTGATGCGCGGTGATGCTGCAAGCCGCTCAAGCTACTACCAAAGCGGAATTCAGAACGGCTGGCTCACCAGAAACGAAGCACGCATTGCAGAAAATCTCAATCCCATTGACGGACTTGATCAGCCACTACGACCACTCAATATGGTCGAGGAGGACGCGGCAGAGGATTTGGAAATCGATACACAAGCAGAAGCAGCAGAGTCACCGGAGCAAAAAGCGATCGAGCCTGCGGAGGATGAGAGTGTTGCCCGTCTCAATGGGCGATTTAACGCACTTGTTCAAACGACCTCTGAGCGACTTGCTCGCCGAATTGGCCGGTCAGGTCATTTGGCAGAAAAAGACATCCTGTTGATCTCCCAAGCCTTGGCCGTACCGCTTGACCGGGTTCAGCTTTGGTCAAACCAGATAGCCGAGCCGCTAGATCAAAAAAGACTCACCGAATCACTTATCACTCTCGGACAGAATTTATGAAAAACCAACTGTTAGTCGCTGAATTTCTGGCAACACCATGGGCCTTGATGCCCGAGCGATTGAGTACCCTGACTACGGTCATTTCCCGGTGGTCGCAAGGTGCGCCTGCCAGCGACGCCGCCAAGTTTCAGGTCCAAACAGACCGTGTGCTGCGCGACACTCGCAGACAGACCTCGGCTGCCATTTCGGGTGGCGGCATTGCCGTCATCCCAATTTACGGCGTCATCACACAGCGTGGAAATATGGTGGATGACGTCTCCGGCCCTGGCATGGTCAGCACCCAGATCATCACCCAGATGCTGAGGCAAGCTGTTGCCGATGATGCGGTCAGTCAGATCTTGCTCGACATCGATAGCCCTGGCGGCAGTGTCTATGGCGTTTCTGAACTGGGTGATGCTATTTTGAGTGCCCGGGCACAAAAGCCGGTGGTGGCCATCGCCAACAGTCTGGCAGCTTCGGCGGCTTACTGGATCGGCTCTCAGGCTGGCGAGTTCTATGTCACCGCCGGTGGCGAAGTGGGCTCAATTGGCGTGTGGCAGGCGCACCAGGACTACAGCAAAGCCATGGACGAGGCAGGCGTTAAGACCACGCTCATATCGGCTGGCAAGTTCAAGGTCGAGGGCAATCCCTATGCACCACTGGACGAAGAAGCGCAAGGATTTATGCAGTCCCGCGTAGATGACTATTACGCCGCATTTACCAAGGCTGTGGCCAAGGGGCGTGGTGTGCCCATCACCCAGGTCCGCGATGGCATGGGCCAAGGCCGTGTCCTGGGGGCTGATGCAGCCTTGGCTCAAAACATGGTGGACGGCATCGCCAGCTTTGATCAGGTCTTGAGCAAGATGCATAAAGACGCGGCGTCAAGTGCTAAGTCCAGTCCACCTGCCAAGCCCAAAACCTCCCGATTGGCCCAAGCCCGCTCAGAGCTTGGGATTTTGTAATTTGGACTGCTCAGGAGTTGCTCCGTTGAGCGCCTCCGGTCCGAACGGCGACCCGTAGGTCGCAACCCTCATGCGTGACTAGCTTCGCGCATTTTTTAATCTTTGCAATCCCGCCACCCAAGAGGTGGTTTTTTTACGTCTGGAGAAACCCAAATGAGTAAGCAATTGCGCGAGCTTCAAGCTCGTAAGTCTGATCTTGTCAAAGAGGCTCGTGCCTTAACTGACATCGCCGCCCAAGAAAACCGTGACCTCTCAGATGAGGAGGTAATCAAGTTCAATGGACTCAAGAGTCGAATCGAAGCCACTTCGGCGGCAATTGACCGCGAGTCGGCCTTGATTTCCGAAGAGGTTCAGATGGGGGCGCATGTAGGCAACCACTCTGGTGCTGGTCATGGTTCGGTATTCCCAAGCGTCGTGGTGAGCGATAACCGCGAACTCGACCCTAAACATGGCTTTCAAAGCCTGGGTGACTTTTTGCAAAACGTCTGCCATGCGCAAAAGCCTGGCAACCCGATAGACGACCGCCTGCTGATTGGCAGCGGTCGTGGTGCTGCCGCTCCAGCCACCTTTGGCAGTGAAGGCTCCGGTCAAGACGGTGGCTTCTTTGTACCGCCACAGTTCTCAAAGGAGATTTTCCAGCTGTCTTTGGGCGAGGACTCATTGCTGCCGCTTACTGACAATGTGGAGATCAGCGGAAACACCATGGCGTTTCCTAAGGATGAAACTACGCCCTGGGGCACCAACGGCATTCGCGCTTACTGGCAAGGCGAAGCAACTCCATCGGTGACCACCAAGCCCGTTTTGGGACTGTCTACATTACGGCTGAAAAAGTTGATGGCCTTAGTGCCTACGACCGATGAGTTGTTGGAAGACGCCAATGCCTTGTCGACCTATCTGCCTGAGAAAATTGCACACTCCATTCGCTGGAAAACCAATGAATCAATCCTGTTCGGATCCGGATCGGGTGTTCCAGTAGGAGCGTTAAATGCCGGCTCAACGGTCACCGTGGCAAAGGAAACGGGACAGGCGACACAAACGTTGCTTCCGCAAAACCTGGCCAAGATGATTTCGCGTCTGCCAACGGGCTCATTTGCCAATGCGGTTTGGATCGTCAATAACGATGTACTGCCAGCATTGTTCACTTTGACGTTGGGGAACTACCCGATCTACTTGCCAACAGGGTTGACCGTCGGTGGTCTTCAGGTGTCCCCTTACGGTACGTTGCTGGGCCGCCCGGTGTTTGTGTCTCAGCACGCCAACACCTTCTCGGCCCAAGGGGACATCTTGCTGGTGGACCTGAAGTACTACCAAACGATCACCAAGTCTGGCGGTATGCAGACTGCCACATCGATGCACCTGTACTTCGATGCTGATCTCACGGCGTTTCGAACCACCTTCCGTATGGATGGTCAGTCGAAGATTTCTACAGCGATCACGCCTGCCAAAGGCAGCGCAACGATGTCGCCCTTCATCCAACTGGGCGCGCGCTAAGCAGCCCCAAACCTTAGGAGAAAACTATGTTTCCCAACGCAAAAGGCAGCGAACTGCTGTCCGTTCTCGCCACCATCGACCCTGCCGCGCAAGCCGCAGGAACTGTCACTACAGGCTGGATTTCTGTGGCCAACCACCACGGATTCCTCTCCTTGGTTCAGACCGGAGTGCTCGGCACCAGCGCCACAGTGGATGCGAAGTTGCAGCAAGCTGTTGATTCCACTGGCACCAGTGCCAAGGACATCACCGGCAAAGCGATCACCCAGATCATCAAAGCCACAGGCGACAACAAGCAGGCGCTTATCAACGTTAAGCCCGAGGAGCTCGACACAGTCAACGGCTTTGGCTTTGTTCGCCTGTCTCTGACGGTAGGAGTGGCTGCCAGCCAAACTGCTGCTCAAGTCCTAGGTGTTAATCCGCGAGAGCTCCCTGCCAATGCTGGTAATCAGGCGGCTGTTGTGCAGATTGTCTAAATGCCACTGCAACTCGTTTCAGCTCCAACCGGGGAGCCGATCACGCTTCTTGAGGCAAAGCAGCACCTGCGGGTGGATGTTGATGACGATGATGCATTGATCGGCTCGCTGATTACGGCAGCCCGGCAGGCAGCCGAGACTCGCACCGGCAGGCAGTTGATGACTGCCCGCTGGAAGCTGGTACTCGACGCCTTTCCGGGTTCTTTGGCCAATCATGTTCCATCCGATGCTTCCTTTAGCTTGCCTGGGCACGCAATCCTTCTTGATAAATGCCCAGTGCAGTCATTGGTCAGCATCGAGTACCTCGACATGAATGGCAACCCTCAGGTGATGCCGCCTGGGGATTACGTCTTGGACGCTGCATGCGAGCCTGCGCGACTCACCCCGGTATTTGGTAATACTTGGCCCCCGACTCTCCCACAGATTGGCTCTGTGATCGTCACCTTTGACGCAGGATACGGCGCAGGCTCCTCTGTGCCTGAGGGAATCAAGAGTTGGATTAAGTTGCGTGTGGGAAGTCTCTACGGACATCGGGAAGAAATGGCAGTCCTAACGCGCGGTCGCATTGACTCATTGCCATTTGTAGATGGACTTTTAGACGGTTACCGCGTGAGCGTTGTATGAGCTTAATCAGTGCAGGTCAGATGAGCCAGCGTGTTCGCATTCAGCAGCCCACTGTTGCAAAGGATGCATTGGGTGCGCCGACACAGATCTGGAGCGATATAGCGACTGTCTGGGCTGATATCCAACCGATATCAGGCCGCGAGGCACGAATTGCAGATCGTATAGCTGCGGTGGTGAGTCATCAAATTACTGTGCGTTACAGATCCGAGTTCAACGACCCCAAAAGCGTTTCACAAATGCGAGTTCTGTTTCGAGATCGTATTTTTTCAATCCACGCGGCCCTAAATGTTGACGAGGCCAATGTCTCGATCATGCTTTTGGCAAGTGAAGGGGCGCGCAATGGCTAAAGTTGAAACAGTTCGCATTGAAGGACTGGCACAACTTGATCGTGCACTTCGTGAACTGCCTGACCGTGTTGCTAATCGAGGGCTCAGGGCATCGGTTTATGCAGGAGCAAAGGTCATACGTGATGAGGCGCGTGCTCAGGCTCCAAAAGCTGCGCAGTCGCTTGGCTCTAAGCAACCACCACCCGGAACGCTCAAGCGTTCGGTGATCATGAAGCACGTTCGCGAGCTATCTGGTGGGGGTCGCCAGACCTTTTATGTTTTGGTGCGCCACGGTAAAAAGTACCGCAATCAGGGCAAGCGAGGGAACCTATCTCAAGATGCTTGGTATTGGCGATTTGTTGAATTCGGTACTCGCAAGATGGCGGCTCGTCCATTTCTGCGTCCGGCACTGGAATCTCGACGCCGCCAAGCCGTTGATGCCATTAAGCAGCGACTGACCCAGCGCATCGAGATAGAAGCGCGAGCCTTGAATGGTCGATAACGATGCAGGACTTCTATGACGCGATCAAACATCTGGCCGCTGGGCAGGTGTACGCCATCGTTGCACCTGCGGGTGCTCGGTATCCGACGCTTGTTTACACCCCTATTGATCAGTCAAACGTTGCGTCGCTTGACGGACCAAACCAGCTGCGGCGCTCGCGAGTGCAAGTTGATGCGTACGCACTAACACTGGTCGCTTGCGAACAACTGCAAGAGCAGGTCCTTGCGGCATTGCTAGCCAGTATCAAAACGGTGGCCGATGTACGCATGGGCCTTACCGATTTCGACGATGAAGCCGGTACTTACCGGATATCCGTGGACTTCACCTACTACCGGTAACGGTGGTCAGGTTGTCTTTTCATTTTTTTATGGAGGCCTTTTATGCCTAGTACTGCCATCACCGCGCAGGGCATCACCATTGCCCGTTTTGGAACCACAACCTTTGAGACCATCCCCAACGTAGTCTCCTTTCAGGGGCCTGGGGGTCAAGCCTCAGTTATTGACGTCACCAATCTTGCTTCAACAGCCAAAGAGAAGAGAGTCGGTCTTCGCGATGAAGGTCAACTCTCACTGAGCCTGCACTTCAATCCTGACGACACGGTCCATCAGGGCCTTCGTACAGATCGAGCCAATCGCGTACGTCGCCAGTTCAAGATCACCTTCACCGACACCACACCCGCTGCGACATGGACTTTCTACGGCTACGTTACACAGTTCAGTGTTCAAGGTGGTGTGGATGCTGTAGTTGAAGCCAGCGTCACGATCGAAATCGATGGCGACATCACGGAGGCATAAAGACTATGAATATTTTGACCAAAGAAGCCATCCTTGCAGCCGATGATCTGCCGCGCGAAACAGTCCTCGTACCTGAGTGGGGTGGAGACGTCTACGTCCGCACCATGAGCGGTACGGACCGCGATGCCTTTGAGAGCAGCCTTATTGCTCGCGATGGTGCAAAGGATGGTCGTATGGAAAACGTTCGAGCCAGACTTGTTGCGCTCACCCTTTGCGATGCGACGGGCAGCCGTCTTTTTGAAGATGGCGAAATTGTTGCGCTTGGCCGAAAAAGTGCTCGTGCACTAGACAGGGTTTTCGCTGTTGCTCAGCGTCTAAACGGTATCGGTATCGAGCAGGCTGAATCAGCAAAAAAGGACTAAAGGCCAATCCCACTCGTCGCTTCGCTTTTCGCTTGGCGCTTGCGCTGGGCATGCCGGTTCGTGAGCTATTGCAGCGGATCGGATCAGACGAGATCACCGAGTGGATGGCCTTTTATCAACTGGAACCCTTTGGCGACATGCGGGCTGATTTGAGAAGTGGTGTGATTGCGTCAACCTTTGCCAACGCCAACCGTACCAAGCACGCACGTCCTTTTACGCCAGAAGATTTCATGCCATTTATCGTCCGACCCGAGCCAATTGATGAGGCCCGATTGAACGTCGCTCGCCTTAAGTCAATGTTTGCACACAGGGTCAAAAAGCATGGCTGATCTTGGCTCACTTGTCGTAAAGCTTTCGGCGGAAACCTCTGAGTTTCGTGCCGATCTAGGGCGGACGGCGCGACTTTTAGATCGACATGCCAATGACATGAAGACCTCGCTGCAGCAGGTCTCATCCATTGCCAGGACAACCTTTGCGGTAGCGATAGGTGCGACCTCTGTTGCCGCCTTGAGAGACTTTGTTAGTCAGACCATCGAGGCCGCTGCGGCTCTTCAGGGTCTTTCAGAGCAGACAGGCGCAAGTGCTGCGGCCCTTTCAGGCTTTGCACCCGTGGCCACTATTTCAGGCACGGCCATGGAGGCAATTGGCGGCAATCTCGCCAAACTCTCCAAAGGCTTGGCAGGTGTTGATGATGAGACTGCTGGGGCAACGAAGGCGCTGCAGTTTTTAGGTATTCGCGCAAAAGAAGCCAGTGGAACTTTGCGTGATCCTGCAGAGGTCATGAATGATGTCGCGCTCAAATTGGCGGAGTTTGAGGACGGTGCTGGAAAAACCGCAATTGCAATGGAGCTCTTTGGAAAGTCGGGGGCCACCATGCTCCCGTTCCTTAAAGATTTGGCTGAAAACCAAGACCTAAACATTCGCTTAACGGCTAAGCAAATTGAGGAGGCAGACAACGCCTCCAAGGCAATGGGCCGCATGAGAGCAGAGTCGAATTTCGTTGCTCAGACTTTGGTGACGGCGGCAATTCCTTCAATGTCCGTTTTGACACAAGAACTCAAGCGTGTTTTTCTGGGAACAGATAACGCAGTAGAGGGAATTCAGCGCATGCGCGCTGAAGGTACGCTGACCAACTGGGCAGAGAAAACGGCCTATGCGATTGCCGTCGTTATTGATGCACTTCGAGGTATTGGCCACACAATAAAATCGGTCATCGGCAGCTTTTCTGCTGTTTGGGCCGATATTGAATTGGCGGGAACATTCTTGGCGGGGGGGAAAGGGCTTAATCCTTTTTCAGATGAAAACCGTTCTCGCTTGCAGGCCGCGCTTGAAAAGCGAAATGCCATCGTGGCGCAGTCCAACCAGAACTACGTTGAGCTCTGGGATATGCCGCTTTTGGCGGATGCGGTAACTAAACGATTTGACGAGATCCGTAAAGGTACGGAGGCTTCCAACGCAGCCACTCAGGCAGCCGCTCCCAGAAAGCAGTTGAATTACAGCACTGCGACTGGCGCTGTTTCGGCCAATGCAATGGCCGGAATAGACAGCGAGATTAAGCGTCTTCAGGGGCAGGTGGATGTCGAAAGTGCCATCCTCAAGGACAGGCAAAGAATCATCGACCTCTACGAAAGTCAGGGCTACCTGAGCTTTAAAGATGCAAGTGAGGCGCGCTTGGCTGCGCAAGAGGACTTCACGGAAAAGCTTCGTGCACTGTCTGCAGATGAAGAGACGATCTTGCGCAGAGGCCTAGAGACAGTCGCTAAGACCACCCAAGACAAACTTAAGCTTCAGGATCGTCTGGCTGAAATCACTTTAAAACGGCAAAGACTAGAGCGTGAAGCTCAACAGTCGAATTTGGAGCGCCAGATTCGGTTGCCTGGCGAGTCGATGAAGGATCTGCAAGAGCAAGCAGCCCGAGGGCTTGGGGAGCTTCGTGCGGTTGAAGAGCAAATCAAAACTTTGCGTGAAACGGGCGCTATCAGTGAACTGAAATCATTGCAGCAACTGGCAACGGCACGCCAAGAAAGTGGTCTTCAATTGTCAGCGCTTGCAAGGCAAGCACGTGAATTGGCTGAGGCAGCGCCTGGTAACGAAAAGCTAGCAGATGCCCTCAGAAAAATCGAGGAAGCGGCTCGACAGGCAGCTGATGGCGCATCTCTTTTGACTTTACGTGTCAAGGAACTGTCTGATCCGGAAGCTGGCTTTGCCAAGGGCCTGCGCTCTGTTGCCGAAGAGGCCGAGCAGGTTGGCAAGCAAATGGAGTCAGCCACCACCCGAGCATTTAACGGGATGACCGATGCTTTGGTGAACTTTGTGATGACCGGCAAGCTTGATTTCAGAACCTTGGCAAACTCCATCATTTCTGACTTGATCAGGATTCAGATTCAGAGGGCCATCACACTGCCCCTGGCCAACGCCATGGCCGGGTTTTTTGGTTTTGCCAGCGGTGGTGTCATGACCTCTGCAGGTCCAACTGCACTGCGCAGTTATGCCAGCGGGGGTATTGCCAACTCACCTCAGTTAGCCCTTTTTGGTGAAGGCTCTCGCCCAGAAGCCTATGTACCGCTGCCTGATGGTCGTTCAATTCCCGTAACCATGAGTGGGGCTGGGGGCGGTGGGGATGTCTTCAACATTTCCGTCAGTTTGACTGACTCAGGTGCATCTAGCCGTGGTGATGACCCAGGTGGGCGCGATTTAGGCCGCGCTATAGCAAGTGCAGTGCGGCAAGAACTCCTTGCGCAAAAACGTGCCGGTGGCCTGCTTGACGGTCGCAGGGGGGCGTAAATGGCCACATTTACTTGGACTCCTTCTGTTGGTGCCAATTTGTCAATGCGTCCCACAGTGCGCCGTGTCTCCTTTGGTGATGGCTATGAACAGCGCTTGGGATTCGGAATCAATACACAGCCACAGGTGTGGTCGCTGGAGTTTCGCGGACGCACCAGTAGTGATGCCGTAGCAATCGACAACTTTCTTCGGGCTCGTGGTGCAGTCCAGGCCTTTGATTGGACGCCTCCAGGTGGATTGCCTGCCAAGTTTGTTTGTGATGAATGGAGTCGTTCCGTGGACGAGCCAAATATTGAATCTGTCCGAGCAACTTTTAAGCAGGTATTTGATCTCTCATGACTGCTGTCGCCATCTCTTCGGAAATCCAGAAGCTCGCACCCAGTAGTGTCATTGAGCTGTTCGTTTTGGATCTGGCGATCTTTGGACAGGGGCCAGTGCGCTTTCATGCAGGTACAAATGCGTTGCAGCAGCGCGTGGTCTGGCAGGGGAACGCCTACGAAGCATTTCCAATTGAGGTCGAGGGGTTCGAGTTCAACGGCAATGGCCAGGTGCCAAGGCCGCGTCTGCGCGTGGCAAACGTCACTGGAGCCATTACGGCGCTTGTACTGACCTATCAGGACTTGGTGGGTGCCAAGATCACACGCAAGCGAACGCTTGCCAAATACCTTGACGCAGTTAATTTTTCCGGTGGATCAAACCCAACTGCTGACCCTTTGGCGGAGTTTGCCGATGACATTTATTACGTGGATCGAAAGTCGCGTGAGACTAGAGATGTTGTTGAGTTCGAACTCGCGGCTTCATTTGATCTTGAGGGCGTAACTTTGCCGCGCAGGCAGATCGTTCAAAACGTATGTCCCTGGCGTTACCGGGGATCTGAGTGTGGCTACACAGGCTCAAATTATTTCAACGCTAACGATCAGTCGGTAGTTTCAAGCATTCAGGATATCTGTGGCAAGCGATTGGCTTCATGCCAAGTGCGGTTTGGACAAAACGCTGAGCTTCCATTCGGCGGTTTCCCCGCAGCTGGGTTGATTCGTTGATGCAAAGCGAGAACCAGTCTCTGGCAATGGATCACGCCCGCGAGGAGTATCCACGCGAATCTTGTGGCTTGCTTGTGATCCGCCGGGGCCGTGAGGTGTATGTGCCTTGCCGAAACATCGGCGTGGGCACCGATCAATTCGTTATTCATCCCGAGGACTTCGCACAAGCTGACTCGAGGGGGCAGATCGTAGGCGTGGTGCACAGCCATCCGGGCTTACCTCCGACAGCGAGTCAGGCCGATCGCGTTGCTTGTGAAGCCAGTGGTTTGCCTTGGCACATCATCAGTTTTCCCAGTGGTCAATGGGCGCAAATTCAGCCTTCTGGCTATGTCGCACCGCTTGTGGGGCGTGAATGGTCTCACGGTGTTCTTGATTGTTACGCGTTACTGCGGGACTGGTTCCAGTCGGAGCGTGGGGTTGTGCTTCCAAACTTCGTGCGCTTTGATGATTGGTGGAAACGTGGTGAGAACTTGTACATCGACAACTTCGAAAAAGTAGGTTTTACGCAAGTCAAGCCAGAGGAAATCCAAATGGGCGATTGCATCTTGATGCAGGTTGCTTCGCCTGTTCCCAATCACGCTGCCGTCTATCTCGGGGATGGACTGATCCTGCATCACTTGCAAGGACGTCTTTCCAGCCGGGATATCTACGGTGGGTACTGGCAAAAAGTTACAACGCACGTCATTCGATATGGTCACAGTCATACTTCTCGGTGAACTCGGACGCAGCTTTGGGCGCAGGCATACCCTTGCCATTTCATCAGCCGCAGAAGCGATTCGCGCGCTTAGTGCCAACTTTCCTAGCTTTGAGAGGGAGTTGGTTGCCTCCGGTGAACGCGGGGTTGGCTACCGGGTGCTTGCTGGCCGAGATTCCCTTAATTTGGAGCGATTGCACGAGCCCACCGGCTCCCAGCGCATCACGATTGCGCCGGTATTGTCTGGCGCTGGCGGAGATGGTTTGGGGCAAATCTTGCTTGGCGCAGCATTGCTTGCCGTCGCATGGTGGAACCCACTTGGCTGGGCTGCATCGGGTGCATTTCTGTCTCAGGCCACGCTCTATTCGGTGGGCACAGCCATGATTCTTGGCGGTGTTGCGCAGATGATTGCACCCACACCTAAAGCAACTGAACCATCTGAGCGTCCAGAAAACAAGCCAAGCTACAGCTTCAACGGTGCAGTCAACACGACGGCACAGGGTCACCCCGTGCCTGTGGGTTATGGTCGATTGATTGTGGGCTCGGCTGTGATCAGTGCAGGTATTGATGTCGACGAGATTCCTGCATGACTGAACTAATCATCGGCGCAGGAGGTGGTGGCAAAGGGGGCGGAGGTGCTAGCGCACGCGTAGCCCAAGAAGCGCCTGACAGCTTACGCTCCAAAGCCTATGCACGGGTTGTTGATCTCATTTCCGAGGGAGAGATTGAGGGCTTGGTCGATGGGCTCCAATCGGTATATCTGGACGACACGCCCATACAGAACGCCGACGGTACAACCAATTTTTCTGGCGTAACGCTTGAGACCAGAGATGGCACACAACAGCAAAGCTATGTACCTGGGTTCTCTTCTGTCGAAAACGAGGTACCCGTTGGCGTTGAGATCAAGGCGAGCCAGCCTGTGGTTCGCTCCATCACTGATCCTGATGTAGACGCAGTCAGGATTAAGGTGAGCGTTGGGCAACTGACCAACCAAGACACGACCAATGGAGATCTGAACGGAAGCGCTGTATCGTTTTCCATCGATCGGCAGGTCAGCGGCGGCGGGTTTGTCGAAGTAATAAACGACACGATCTCAGGTAAGACCACGACCAAGTACCAGCGCAGTTACTACGTGCCGCTAACCGGTAACGGCCCGTGGGAAATTCGTGTTCGGCGTGTCACGGCGGATTCAACCTCCAGCGCCATCCAGAACAAGACCTACCTTGACTCCTACACCGAAGTTGTTGAGAGCAAGCTGCGCTATCCCAACAGCGCCTTGGTTGCGTTGAGGGTAGATGCTTCGCAGTTTTCGGCCATCCCTCGGCGCAGCTACGACATGAAACTGCTGCGTGTCCGTGTGCCGGTGAACTATGACCCTGGTACACGAACCTACAGTGGCGTGTGGAACGGAAACTTCAAAATCGCATGGACAGACAACCCTGCGTGGTGTTTTTATGACCTGGTCACCAGTACCCGGTACGGCTTGGGTGGATACATCCCTGAGTCACAGGTCGACAAATGGGCGCTTTACCGAGTAGCGCAGTACTGTGACCAGTTGGTTCCTAACGGGCTTGGGGGCTTTGAGCCACGCTTTACCTGTAACTTGTATCTTCAGACGCGCGAGCAGGCTTACAAGGTTGTTCAGGACATGGCCTCGATTTTTCGAGGCATGGTGTATTGGTCGGGTGGAGCAATCACTGTCACGCAGGACGCACCCAGTGATGCGGTTTACCAGTTCGCCCCCGGCAACGTGGTGGACGGAGAGTTTGCCTACCAAGGGTCTTCAGCTAAAGCTCGTCACACCGTGGCGCTCGTGACCTGGAATGATCCAGATGATTTCTACCGTCAGAAGGTTGAATATGTCGAAGATGCCGCAGGTATCGCCCGTTATGGGATTGTGCAAAGCGATGTAGTTGCACTCGGTTGCACTGCTCGAGGTCAAGCCCACCGGGTGGGCAAGTGGCTTTTGTTCTCCGAGCAATCTGAGTCAGAAATTGTCACTTTCCGAACGGGCCTTGAAGGTGCAGTGGTGCGTCCAGGCGACATCATCAAGGTCGCTGATCCTGTTCGCGGCGGTATGCGCTTGGGTGGTCGGATCGCCGCTGCAACGGCTAGCACGGTCACGCTCGACCAAGAGTTGCCAGCTGATTTACCTTGGCGACTCGCGGTCGTTTTGCCGAATGGAACTGTCGAGGAGCGACTGGTGGGGCCTGTATCCGGTCGCACTCTGACAGTGACGATACCGTTCAGCTCGGTCCCCCAAGTTGATGCAATTTGGATGTTGGCATCCTCAATCATTGAGCCGCAGCTTTTTAGGGTGGTGTCTGTCGCTGAGCGCGATCCGGGTGTCCATGAAGTTACGGCACTGGCGCACAACCCCAGCAAATACGCAGCGATTGAAGAAGGTCTGGCACTTCAGCCACGCTCGATTACTGTTCTTTCGGACATTCCTCCACCGCCTACGGGGTTGGCAATGCAAGAGAGTCTTTATAGGGTGAAAGACCAGGCTCAAGTCTTGGTTCAGGTCTCATGGACCGAGGTTCAAACTGCCATTGCCTACCGCCTGTCTTATCGGGTCGCAGGCGGAAACTTCGTAAGCCTGCCACTGACCAGCGCAAACTACGCTGAAATTCGTGACGCTCAAGAGGGGCAGTACGAGTTCAGTCTGAGAGCCATTGGCATCACCCGTAAGGAGAGCATTCCCGCAACCCTCAGCGGGGTAGTGCTGGGTAAGACGTTGCCGCCATCGGACGTCACTGGATTTACGGTCCAGCGCAGAGTTTCAGACTTGATGATTGCCTGGGATGAACTGCAAGATGCTGACCTCTCAGGATACGAGGTGCGCGTGGGGGCAGGTTGGGATGACGCTCAACTTGTGGCCAAGACGTCAGGTACTCAGATGTTGCATGATCAAAGTGCAGCAGGTCAGTACCCGTATCACATTCGTGCGATTGATACCTCTGGAAATTACAGCGCACACGTCACAACCTTTGTTCTGAATTTACTTGCTCCGAGTACGGTTCGGCAGTTCGATGTTGTGCAATCGGCCAATCGTTTGGAATTTCGCTGGCAACCTAACCCTGAGCCAGAGGTGGTGGGCTATGAGTTACGCGAAGGGGCGGCTTGGGACGCTTCGCTATTTGTTGCCGAGGTCAAATCCACCAGCTACACGCTGCCTTCCGGTTTTGATGGCGAACGTAAGTTTTGGATCAAAGCAATTGCGTCACCTGGGATTTACAGCGACACGCCGACCTTTGTCTCGACGGTGGTGACCCAACCTCAAAACGCAAATCTGATCCTCGCACGCGATGAGCAGGCTTTAGGGTTCCCTGGTACCAAGCACTTCGCATCGGTCGTCTCGGTCAATGGCCGCAATGTGCTGCGCATGAGCACAGGTGCTCAGACGGCTGAGTATCTGTTTGAGTTGGACTTGGTCTCACCCATCCGTGCTCAGAACACGCTGCTCAACAGTTTGGGTGCATCGGTTGATGACCGTACAACATGGCTGGAGGCGAACTTTCCTTGGGCAAGTGATGCTGCCAAACGCCAATGGGCATATGACGGTGCAATTGCCAACGTGGATGCGCGGTTTCAAATTGCGCGTGAAGATGCGCTGCAAGCCGGAGAAATTTACGGCTGGCGACTTAATGGCTCCACTGGCGGTCTTGGTAACCCGTTGCTAAGCCAAGCAGCAAGCGTGAGTTACGCCGCAGGTCGATATGGCGACGGGCTGATGGTCAAGGACACGACCCGAGTCGCTTGGAGTGTGAGCATTCCAGACGTCTTTCACACGTCATTCTGGTTTTCGCCATCTGAGATTACAACTTGTGTCATCTGGGCAGCGACAGGCTCATCGGGGCAACTGCTCGTGGGATATGACGCTTCAAATGCCTCCTTTTTCTTGGAGGACCATCTCGCAAGGCGAGTGAGTGTTGCGTTCTCTGTATCCATTACGGACAGGATTTGTCTCGGTGTTTGTCAAACGGCCAGCGAGCGCCGACTCTTTGCAGGACGAATGGGTGGTGATGTCGATTCGGCGAGCGCTGCAATAGCGCCGGTCGGCACCTTTACAAGCCTGCGTTTGTACTAGATCTAGCTCAACAAAATTTCACCCAACCGTGGCGCTGCTCTCGCAAGAGGCGGCGTCATTTTTTTTAAATGAGGACTTTTATGATCCAAGAATCTATGCAGCTTTATGGCGCGATGACTCTCATCGTGCACCGTTCTAACGGCGAGGTTGAAACTGTTCACAAGGACAACATCATCGTCAACGTGGGCTTCGACTTTATTGCCGATGCCATTGGAAAGTCTGTCAGTCGTCCTAACGTGATGGGCTTTATTGCCCTTGGCACAGGGACTACCGCAGCCGCAGCAACACAGTCGGCGCTGGTGACAGAACTCGATCGCAACGCTGCGACCTACGCCCATACTGCTGGCACCAAAACATTTACTTTCACAGCTGATTTCCTGGCTGGTGATGGGACCGGTGCAATCACAGAGGCAGGGGTATTCAACGCAGCGTCAGCTGGCATCATGTTTGACCGAGTGGTGTTCCCTGTGGTCAATAAAGGTGCTGATGACAGCCTGACCGCCGTTTTCACCTTCACGATGAGCTGATCGTCATGCCCGAAACGGTGACGGTTACTGAAACCCAGGGGTCTCGATACACCTGGGCTTCGGCTGGATTCACATGGTCAAGTGCCAGTGCAGGCAAAAGCTGGACTGCAGCCTATCCTGCGGTTTACAGCATTGCTGTAGCTGCAACGCTTGCCTTCATCGAAGCTGGATCGCGAAGCTGGACAAAGCGTTCTAGTGAGAGCCTTCCAATTTCAGAAGGGCGAAAAAACATATTCACCTTGCGTGAGTCTGAGTCGGTTGGGTTCTCTGAAACCTACTCAGACCTCATCGCTTTTGTGTTGCGTTGGGTTGAATCGATGGCCTTTGCAGAAGGCGTTGCAAAGAACAATAAAAAGCAAATTGTGGAGTCATTTCAGTCTGCTGACTACCTTGCGAATGCACTCACAAAAACCAACAATGAAAGCCTTGCATGGTCCGATTCACTACGCCAAAACAGTATTAAGCGTCTGGCTGAAGTTCTGCCCATCTCTGAATCCATTCAAAAGTTAATCGCTAAAAACAGATCTGAGGCTTTTGGACTCAACGACGATCTTGACCGGGCGATCACAAAGCAGGTTGCAGAGGCGATTGCGTTTGCTGAAACCTACACAGACCTCATTGCCTTTGTCCTGCGAGTTAGCGAAGGCCTCGGCGTTAGCGATTTAGGCGCTAAGCAGGTAAGAAAGCCACTGAGCGAATCCTTTAGCACGTCCGACAAGGTGACTCGCCAAGCGATCAAGCGAGTTGCCGAAGCCGTGGCCATCGGCGAGGCCCTGGGCAGGACGGTGGCATACCGGCGCAACCTCACTGATGGTTTCGGTGTGTCTGATGCACTGCGAAAAGCTTTGAGGCTGACTGCTCGAGAGGCGTTACTTCTTGCCGAGCAGTACCGCAGGCATGCCAATGGCGTTATCAGCGACATGATTGTTGCCAGCGGTGAGATCACTGAAGATGACTTTGCAGCCATCGTTCAGTCTGGACATCCACCGGGCTACACCGACTTTCGAGATTTCATTCAGGGTGACTACACCTACCGGCGCGCTTTATTTCGTGCGATCTTGAACTCAAGAAACTCAGACCGAGGGTTCATTGATGCCCTGAGAGTAACGGTGGACGTACCCGACATCTTTGATCGTGGAACAGCTCAGATTACCGACGCAGCTGTCGGTGTCGCGATTACCTTCACGCGCTCATTTCGAGTTCCCCCCGAAGTGACTATGACCCACAAGGGAGGAACGGTCGTGGCAATAGCGCGGCTAGTTGGCTCCATCACAACAGGCGGCTTTACAGCTGTTCTGGAAAACACGTCCGGCACTCGAGTTGCCGGTTCTTTCACTTGGATTGCACAGGGGTACTAGATGCAAAACTTTACCGACATTCCGTCGTCGCGCTCGCTTTCAGATTCGCTCATTGAGATTTTGAACAACGACAAGACCGGAATTTCTTGCAATAGTGGAACCACATTTCCGACTACAAATCAGCAAGTTGGAATGCTCTGCTACCGCACAGATCAATTGAAGCTATACCTGTTGATCGGAGTCAACCCCGATAACTGGCGTTTCATCATGGACTTGTCCAGTGGGATCGACTCCCAGTTCGCGACCAAGCTCAATGCCGCTTATTACACCGCTGCCGATGTTTTAGCGAAGCTCCTTACCGTTGATGGGGCGGGAACTGGGCTAGATGCTGACCTGCTTGATGGTCAACAGGCTAGTGCATTTGCCTCAAGCACTCATAACCATAACGCGACATACCTTGGTATCACTGCCAAAGCCTCAGACGCTGACAAGCTCGATGGCTATGACTCAACGGCTTTTGTAAGGTCGGTAAATGGTGCCGGGCCTGACGCTGCTGGCAATGCGACTGTCAACATTGATCTGTCTAGCCGCGTTGCCAAGACCGGCGACACGATGACGGGGAACCTGACGATACAGAACACCGCCCCGACCATCAACATGCAGGACACGGATAACGTGACCCGCTCCCTGCACGTGAACAGCAACCTGATGGGATTTCTTAATAGCGGCGGTGGCTGGGATATGTATGCAAATAACAGCGGACAAGTTTGGGCTGCGAATTACGGATGGCTACACGACTATTTCATTTCCTCTGTTTCCAATTGTCTACGTTCCACATCGGAGCCCTCTGGTGCATATGGCTACTACTACGCAAGCAGCCAAGAGGTTGGCAACGTATCAATGAACGGTAATACCGGCAACTGTCACCCAGGGTGGACTGGCATCACTAATTGCTACGGCATTGCTGCAGCTAACGGCGTCCTTTTTGTGCACGACACAGAGCTTGTTGATAACGGTTCTTCTGTCGGAATTAGAAAGGTGCGTCGCTTCTTTAATTGCGCCTGTAACTGTGACTGCACCTGCTGCTAAGGAGAAATCATGAAGGTATTTGCTACCCAAGAACGCAACGAGGATTTTGCTGTAGATATGCGCCTTGAGGATGAGGTTTTACATGTCTTGTGCCGTCATGCATTGCCAGCAGTCAATATTGATGGCGAGTCAAATATGAGCGAAAGTGTTGTGGAAATTCGTGGTGACTGGCTGATTCACGGAGAGGTGTTGCTCGACGAGGCAATTAATCTCTCGCAGTTGCGCAACATGCCGGATTTTCACGACCATGCGGCGTTCTGCTTTTATCGCCCGATCGGTATCCGAAAGGAGGAGGTGTCTAACGTTCACAAACAGCCAGTCAATCTCTTCATGATGACTTCAAGCTCGAAGATGACTGGGCCGCAATTCCATGACAACGTCTCTGGCCTACATCCATTTATCAATGTGCTTATACCCTTCAAGGACTCTCTTTTCGAAGATTGGATGATTGGTCTCAATGTGTATGACCCGAAGCTAGTTGAAGTCTCTGGCGATCTTCAAATTTTCCCCTGTGCTGGCCTTGACGTAGTTCGTCGGCTCGAGTTGCCAGAGGTGCGTTTCCAGCAGTCCCAAGCTACATCCAGCCCTGACGGCACTGTCGAAATATGTTTCTACCTTAGTGACGCCGATGGTCAGCCAATTACAGGCCATGATGCAGAGGTTTATCTTGACACTACCGGCGGCGCACTGAGTCTGTATCGTGTGATGACGCAAGGCGGACGTGGTCGTACTCTGTTTCGCGCTTTAGACCTCCAGGTTGGTGAAGCCGCAAAGATCAAATGCGGATTTAAGTATTTCAGCGGTACCGACGATTGTTTTGTGAAGGTGGTCTGATGCTCAGGATGCTATGGCCAATTCGCGTCGGAGCTTGGCTTTCGCCGTTCGACGGGGAGTTTCTGGCCGGTTTGCGCGACGAACTTCTTGAGGCACACCAATCTTTCTCTACAGGGCCTGAGATCTGGGAGCGATTGCCTCACAACCTCGCAGATCTGCCGACCCCGCGTATGCGAGCCGCTATCGATTGGACTGGTGCCTGTGTACGCGAATACACAGACCAGCCGCTGAAAACTCTCCACTTCGACAGCAGAGAACTTGTTCGCGTGCCAGGTCAGGAAATCCTGCATCACACCGACCGAGACGAGGGGGACCTAACCGCACAGTTCTTTCTTGATGGACTTAATCCACCCCTCGGTGTTTCTTGGGATGACATCAACAGGTTCGGTGAGAACGCTTTTCACCTCGATGACCCGTCCATGTTTGGATCCGAGCGTCGCATGCCCTGGGACCAGTTTCAGCGCTGCTGGGTACTTCCGTTCAAGGGTTTGATAGTGCTTTATCCATCTCGCCTCCCGCATGCTCAACGCCCTTACATGGGCGAAGACCGATTCGTGCAATTACTCATCAACATAAAGGTTTCCCTATGAGTCAATTTCTCATTCACACCCAAGCACCGGACGGAAGCCAACATCGCTTTATCTATGACTCCGCTGAATCCACTCTAACCACTCAGAGTGGTAAGCCGGTCGTGCCGTTCATGGTATCGAGCAGTGCGAGCAAGGCCATCATCGTGAGCCGTGACGTGCCAGTCGGTAAGTCACGCACACCCAAGACACTGAAGATTTCGCTGGGCTTGTCGTGCAATTACGAGTGCAGCTATTGCTCCCAGAGATTCGTGCCACACGCAGATGAAACGAACAAGAGTGATGTTCAGCCTTTCCTCGATGGGCTAGATGAATGGGTCAAGGAGCCGCCCGACTGCGTTGAATTCTGGGGTGGAGAGCCGCTTGTCTATTGGAAGACCCTAAAACCGTTAGCAGAGGCTCTGCGCAATAAGTGGAGTAAGGTTCCTTTTCAGATCATCACAAACGGTTCGCTTTTAACCCCAGAGATCAGCCTTTGGCTTGATGACATCGGTTTTCAAGTTGGTCTGAGCCACGACGGTCCTGGTTACCACGCTCGAGGAGTTGATCCGCTAGATGATCCGGAAAAGCGAGCCAACATTCTTGACCTATGGCTGCGCCTTCGGCCTAAAGGGCGCATGAGCATCAATGCCATGTTGCATAAGGACAACTTGTCGCGTGCCGCCGTGCAAGAATTTCTCACCGGTGTCTTTGGCGAAGAAGTTGGCATAGGTGAAGGCAGTTTCATTGATCCCTACGATGAGGGCGGACTGGCATCTTCTCTTTTAAGTGACGATAAACATATTGAGTTTCGTCGGATTGCATTTAATGATTTAAGACAGGGATTTGCCAGCAAGTTTCATATTGCGGGGGGAAAGATTCAGGATTTCATTCACTCTCTGCGCACACGTCGTCCTTTGACATCAATCGGCCAGAAGTGCGCGATGGATAACACTGAGAACATTGCCGTCGACCTGAAGGGTAATGTCTTGACTTGCCAAAATGTGAGCGCCACATCAATCGCTCCGAACGGGGAGAGCCACAAGATTGGTCATGTAAGCGAGTTCGACAATATCGAGCTTAAAACATCGACCCACTGGAGTAGGCGAGATGAGTGCCCGACGTGTCCTGTTATCCAGTTGTGCAAAGGCAGTTGCATGTTCCTTGAGGGACCACTCTGGGAGGCTGGCTGCAACAATGCCTATAGCGACAACATTGCCTTTTTTGCTGCTGCCATCGAGTTTCTTACCGGTTGTGTGCCGGTTTACATCGATGGCCCGCAACGTGATGACCGCAAGGATATCTTTGGTCTGCTTCGTATGGATCAGGCGAAACCGAGTGAATCTCAACCCAAGCCATTTCCAATTCGAGTCGTAACAGCATAAGAAAAACCAATCCATTTGCCCGCCTGGTCTTTGCCAGTGCGGGCTTTTTCTTTTGGAGATCGCCATGAATGATGAAACTCAGCAGCCCTCGGTACTAAGCATGAGGCAGGAGGATCTAGATGAGTTGCTTACCCGCGCCGCCGAACGAGGGGCCGAGCGCGCGTTGGCCTGCCTTGGCCTTGAAAACGGACACGCTGCCCGCGATATCCGCGATTTGCGGGGGCTCATCGATGCCTGGCGTGAAGCGCGCCGAACTGTCTGGCAAACCACGGTCAAGGTTCTGACCACCGGTGTGCTTGCTGCACTTTTGGTTGGAATCGCCATCAAGTTGCGTCTGATGGGAGGTCCCCAATGATCGAGACACTATTGGGTGGCTTGCTAGGTGGTGCGTTCCGCCTGGCTCCTGAGGTCTTGAAATGGTTTGACCGCCAAGGTGAACGTGGCCACGAGTTGGCCATGCAGGACAAGGCGCTCGAGTTTGAAAAGCTGCGTGGTGCGCAGCACATGTCCGAGCTAGGTGCGGCTGCCAACGGCGCTTGGAACACCGGCGTAATCGAAACTCTGCGCGATGCCGTGCGTGCCCAGGGCGAAAAAACTGGGTTGGGATGGGCAGATGCGCTTTCCAGCTCTGTGCGCCCAGTGATTACCTACTGGTTCATGGCTCTGTATTGTGCGGCGAAGACGGCAGCATTTGCGGCGGCTTTGTCTGCCGGTGCCGACTGGGGTACAGCAGTTCTGCACGCTTGGACTGAAGCCGATCAGGCGCTATGGGCTGGGGTGCTGAACTTCTGGTTTTTGGGCCGCGTGTTTGACAAAGTTCGACCATGATCGAAGTGCCCCAGGCAGCAATCGATTTGGCTAAGCGGTTCGAAGGGTTTTGCCGTGTGCCCAAAAGTGATCCAGGACGGGCATATCCATATATTTGCCCCGCCGGGTTTTGGACGATCGGGTATGGTCATCTTTGCGATGCCAAGCATCTACCGATCACCATGGAAGAGGGCGAGTCTTACCTTGCTGCCGACATGGCAAACGCTTTGAGCGCAACGCTTCGCTTCTGTCCGGTACTTGCGAGTGAGCCAGAGGAACGGCTTGCGGCCATTGTGGACTTCACCTTTAACCTCGGGCCGGGTCGTTTGCAGGCGTCGACGCTCAGGCGGCGAGTCAATCAGCGGGATTGGGCGGGTACGGCGCAGGAGTTGCGTCGCTGGATTTACGGGGGCGGTAAAGTGCTGCCGGGTCTAGTACTCAGGCGGGAGGCAGAGACTTTGCTGCTTTTTTGAGCAATCTGTTGTTCTCTTTTTTGCCGATCCATCCACCTAATAGCGCCCTGGGCGAGGATGGCACCAATGATGGCCATAGGGCTTGGTTCAGACCTTGAATAGATTTCCTCTTGTGTGTGGGCTTGCATGCTGCGGGCTCCGTTAGTTCCATGGAGCCACATGGTTGCTTCGATCCCGAGGAACTATCAAGTCGATCTGACAAATTCATACCGGTTGGTTACGTGTTTTTCTCAGCGGGGTGGGTTGGTGCATCCCACTGGCAATCATTTGCTTGTGGCGATGTTTAGGATTTCCAATCCATGGTCATGTGCTGGGTAACCTCCCTGGGTCATGGAAAAAATGTTTGTGGAGAAATCTAGGGGGCAGCTTTAGGGTGGAACCCGTCGTTGGACGTGCTGCTGGAAAGCGTCGGCTTTCGACCCATTGCAGCCGGTCACATCTTTTAAGACGTTGACTTGTTTGTAGCGGTTGCTGCCGGTCGTGTCCCGCAGTCATTTGTGGGCTTTCTGCCAGTAGCGGTCGGTCGATCTTTAACCATCAGGC